CGCGGACTTGCATCGCCCAGGTGGTCTGCGCCGCGTCGAAAAGTTTGGTCTGCCGGGCGTCGAAGCCCGCGATCTGGTTGAGCGTGGTGACGGTCGCCACCGTGGTCACGGTCGTCACGGTGGTCACCGTCGTTACGCCCGTCACGGACGCGACGGTGCCGAGGGTCTGCGCGGTGTTGATGTCGATGAGCGCGCGGAGACGCCCGGTGGCCGGGTCGTTGGCCGTGGCCAGCGCGCCGCCCAGCAGGCGGCCCATCTGCTTGAGAGACTCGGCCATGTCCGCCAGCAACGCCGTCTGCGTGACGACGCCGTGCTCCTCGCCGGTGAGGTCGCCGCGCCGCACAATCGCGGCGTGCGCGTCCGGGTCGGTTGGGTCGCTCAGGTTGACCCGCTGGCGCTGGACCTGATCGCCCCCGACGGTCACCTCGGTTACGTCGATCTTCTTGCCGGCCCCGTCCGGGGCTACCTGAACGAACTGGTCGGACATGGGCTACCTCAGAGCCCCGACGCGATGGCCGCGGCGTCGATGGCGTTGTCGATGTCGATGCTGCTGTCCTCGGACGCCAGCACCGTGGTGCCGTCGGTGTCGAGGATGGTGCAGTTCCAGACCGCGCCGGTGAACTTGAGGTTCACGCTGATGCCGATGCGGGAGGAGAGCCAGGAACGGAGGTCGCCGAGGGTAATCATGGTGGGTGTGCCTTTCAGTAGGAGGACGGGATGGTCATGCTCAGGCTGGTCACGTTGACCGTGACGCCTGCGGTGATGGTGGCTGTGGGTAGCTCCAGGTTGCTGGTGCTGCCGGTAGCGCCGACGCTGCCGTCGACGTAGGCGGTGCTGCCCGCGCTGTTGGTGATGCGGAACCACGTCCCGGTCCCGGTCGCCACGGCGACGGCTCCGGTGATGGCCCCGGCCGCCTTGCTGCCGGACGACGCCGCCGCCCACGCGGTCGCGTTGAGGGTGAGTTCCGCGAGCAGGGTCTGTCCGCTGACGGCGGTGTCCGGGGTCGCCGGCTGTGATCCGTCGTAAATACGAAGCTTGCCCGAGTTCTGAGCGCTGGTGAAGATCGCGTCGAGGCCCGCGTTGCGCAGCGCCATGCTCAGGCGTAGGGAGGTCGCCATGGTGTCATTTCCTTGGGGTCGTCAGGGTGGGCATCTCGTCGCGGGACCACGCCATGTCGGGCTGGTGGTCGTCGTCGCTGGCCGGCTCCGTGGGCCGCGACGGGTGTGCCGCCAGTGCCGCGACGATGCGAGTGACGAGGCGGGCGCGCATGTCGACGGTCATCGGGTGCTCGTCGTCGAACACGTCGACGGCGACGCGGGCGATCTCGTCGAGGGTCACCGGGCAGCGCTCCCGCTGGGGGCTGGCGCCGCGCTGGCAGACGGTGCCGGGGCCGGGGCGCCGCCCCGCTGGAACTCGTCCAGCAAGGCGTTGGCGGCGTCGACGGCCAGGCTGACGCACTCGTCCTCGTCGGCCTTGCCGGCGCAGGCATCGGCCCGGGTGAGCACGGCGCGCGCCTTGGGTACGAAGTCCACGGCGCGGGCGACGACGGACAGGCACACGTCGCGCTCGTGCCCATGCACGGCAGCGCACGCCAGCCGGGCCAGGGGTAGCCCCGCCTCGACGTGCTCAGCCGCCACGCGGAGGTCATGTAGCGCATCTCCGGTTTTCTCGACGACGCGGGCCGGGGACGGGGCGCCCGCGCACGCGGCGACGGTGCCCACGACCAGCCACGCCGCGAACGGTACGCGGTCCAGACGCTTGAGCGTGCGGATCACGGCGCACCTCCGGCGCCGCCACCGGACGGGGGCGAGGCGCTGGCGGTGGCGTCCTTGGCCGGGAACATCGACGCCACGACCTCCACGGCGATCTTCGGCAGGAAGACGCCGGCCAGGGGCTTGAGGATGCCGCGGAGCACCGGCGCTACCCGCTGCGCCAGGATGACGGCGGACGCCCACTGCGGGCTCGCCGCCGCCTGCTCAGGGGTCAGCGTGATGTTGGCCATCCACAGGACGACCAGGCACAGAGCCAGGGCCAGGGCTTGCAGCGGGTGCGCTTGCAGCCACGGCAGGATTGCTTGGATTTCGGGCATAACGGTCGAGCCTCCAGACGTGCTGTGAAAGGAAGTTCAAGAGCAGCCCCACCACGGTGATCACGGTGGTGCTCAGGCCGACGGCCTTGGCGACCTTGGCCAGCCCGGTCTCGGCGGTGGCCAGGCGCTCGCCCTTGGCGGTGCCGTCGCGGGCAGCGATCTGGAGCATCGACACCAGCTCGTTGTGGCGTAGCCGGTCGAGTTCCTCCTGGGCGTCGGCGCGCCGGGTCAGCGTGTCGACGCTGCGCTCCACCTTGCCGACGCGCTCACCGAACGCCAGCATCAAGTCGGCCAGGTTGCCGATGGTCTGGTGGTGGGACGCGCGCTGCTGTCGGCTGTGCTGCCGGTCGTCCTCGACGGCGACCAGCCGGGACTCCATCGCGGAGAGCATCGCGCGGAGTTCCGTGACCTCGGCGAGGAGGTCCGCCTCGCGGTCACGGTGGCTCATGGCGTGGGCAACCGCTCCAGCCACCCGGTCACGTGCCCCGGGTTGGCGCTCAGGTCCTCGGCGACGACGCACATCTTGGCGAAGCGGCCGTCGACCGGATTGGTCACGGGGCCGGCGTTGAGCACGTAACTCGTCGACGAAACATCCATGCTGGCGCCCGTGGTGTCGATGGTCAGCGCCACGCCGTTCACCCACACGCTGTAGTTGCCGGTCGTGGTGTTGCCGCCGCCGCGGTAGACGATGACCAGCGAGAACGGGTCCGTCCCCGTGGGCTGCCACGTGGACACGCGGCGCGAGATGGTCGGGCTGGTGATGTCCGCGGCGAAGGACAGCCCGGGCGACGCCGAGGTCGGGCCGCCGATATGCACCCGGAACCCCCGCGTCGTGCCGCCCACCACCACCAGCACGTCCACGTCGCTGGTGGCGATGGTGCTGTTGTACTGCGCCCGGATACCGAGGGTCTTGGCGCTGGCCGACGCGAAGTTGGACACGCGCCCGATGGCGTCGTCGCCGTGGTCCCCCACCATGGCGACCTGCGACCCGATGGCGCCGAGGAGCATCCGCCGCCCGGCCGTCGCTTGCTGCCAGTCCCCGGCAGGGCCGCCCTGTGGCACCAGCGCGCCCACCGGGTCACCCGGCGCGGTGGCGGCGACCGTCTTGCCGGTGGTGGTCCACGTCGCCCCGGCGGCGCCCACGTCCAGCCACTCCAAGGGCGTCGAGTCCCCGGGCGACCAGATCACACCGGGCGGACCGGCGGCGCGGCCCAGGCCCAGACCCAGGCCGAGGCGCATCAGAGGTTGTCCTCGGGTGGGGACAGCACGACCAGCGGCGCGCCGGGCAGGCCCAGCTCCGCATAGAACGCATCGACCGTGACGCGGGTGGTCTCCCAGTCCACGCCGCCCGGGATGGGTAGCGCGTCGATCACGTCCACGGTGATCTTCCCGGCGGCGCTCCCCGGCGCAGCGATCTCCTTCGGTGGGAACAGCAACCGGCGCGCCCTGCACCCGGCGTCGTAGAGCGCGCCGCCCGCGCGGAACTCGCTGCGAATGAGCAGGATCTCGGCCTCGCTGAGCGTCATCGCCCCGGCGTAAAAGGACGGGTTCGCGTAGTCGCCGCCGTCCGGGCCGAGGCGCTGAGTCAGGGTCACGGCGTCCACCGCGCCGCCGAGCCTCACCAGGGTCTCGATCAGGTACGCCTGGAGGCTGGCAGCGACGGCGGGCGGGGCGGCGAAGATGACGGATGAGGCGGGGGCAAAGGACATGATGACCTCTCGGAGCAGGTGACGGGTGAGCGTGGCGTGGAGGGCGAAAAGGACGCGCGTGGCGAGCGTCACCGCTTGGCTTCCAGGTAGGCCGCGGCGGCGATGCAGTCGGCCTCGGCGAGCGCGCTGGTCCACACCATCGACTCAGCGATGGCGGCGTCGCAGACCTCGGCGGGGACCGACGTGGCCAGCCAGCGCGTGTTGCCGGTGGCGGCCACGTTGCCACCGGTGGCGGTGGTGATCTCCACCCCGTCCAGCCAGATCCGGTAGGACGAAGCCGCGGTGGCGCTCACGCCGTCGTACCGGACGACGATGCTGTGGATGGCGTTGCTCAGCAGCGCCGGGCTCGTGCCCTGGATGCACACCGCGCTGGTGGTGCTGCGGTCGACGCCGACATGCCAGCCCTTGGCGCTGGAGGCGGTCAGGCCGCTGTGCCGGAGGATGATCTGCTGAGGCGACGCCCCGAGGCGGATGATCGTCTCGGACGCCGTGGCCCCCGGTGCGCTGAAAATCTCGAACAGCGCCGCGAAGGTCTTGGCGCCCGCGCTAAACGTCGCGGTGCTGCCCAGGTTGTCGTCGACGTTATCCGACCGCGCCGCCAGGACGGACCCGAGCGAGGTCAGGTACGGCTGAAGCGTGCCGGACGCCTGGCTGAAGTTCGTGCCGTACCGGGCGTCGATCCGCGCCACCGGGTCGCCTGCCGTGGTGGCGGCGACGGTGCCAGCGGTGTCCTGCCAGATGCGCCCGAGGGTGACCTCGTGCCACCACGCAGGGGCGCCGGGCGTCTCCGGGGTCCACACGGCGCCGCCGCGACGGCGGAGCGCGGAGAGGAGGGCGCTCACGTCACTCCCCCTTGTAGACGGCAACGACGTGGACCCGCACGGCGCCGGCCGTCAGCGTGGCGGTGCCGACGGTGTTGCGCATCACAAGGGTTTCCGTCGCCGACGAGTAGGCCGAGGTCTTGCCGGTGAAGTCCGCGCCTGACTCGGCCGAGTCGGCGCCGATCAACTGCCCGGCGGTGGTCGCTGCGGTGGCGAGAAGCAGTTCGTTGTAACTGCCGGACATGCCGACGCTCAGCGTGGCCGTGCCGCTCACCGGTGCGGCGTCCACGAAGATTTCGCAGACGGTGATCGCGCAGCCGGCGGGCAACTTGAACAGCGTCCGGTCGTTGTTCCCCACGGTGTCACCGGAGATGGTGAACCGCTGCGTGAACTCGATGACGCGCAGGCCCTCGCCAACCAGCGATCCGTTGGTGGTCTGGTCGGTGAAGAGGCGCTTGACCTGCCCCGGCGCCAGGTAGCAGAAGCCACCGCCGTCTCCCTGGATCCGCAGCGTGAAGGTGCCGGTCGTGTTGTTCTGGAACAGGTTGCAGCGCGCCGTGCCGCTGGGCAGCGCGACCGTGCGGTCCCCGGTGAGCGCGCCGGTCAGCCGGATCACGCCGGCCTGCATGTCGGCGTTGGTCGGCGAGATTGACCCGGACCCGGCAACGTCGATGCTCCCGGTGGTGAGGCGGAACCCGCCGTCGCGGTGCCCCTTGTAGGCGCCGATATCGATGGTGTCCGCCAGCTCCAGGGCGAAATACGGCAGGTCCGTGATGCCGCTGTTGTAGGCGAGGAAGCCCCGCGGGGCGGCCGGCGCCGTGGTCAGGCGCACGGTCATCACGCTGGATACGTCCTTGATGACCAGCAGCCGTGCTGCCGCCGCCGAGGACAGATCCGCCGGTACGCCCGTGATCCTGGAAACGGTCGGGTTCGGGTAGGTGCCGCTGAGGTCGCCGCCCGCGCTGCCGGACGGGGCGCCACCGGCGGCGCGCTGACCGTCGTTGACCGCTTTGGTCCAGCCGTTGGGACCTGCCTCCGTGCTCTCCCCCACGGCGATCTCTTGCAGCCCGTTGGCGTTGAGCACCTTGACGGCCAGGGCGCGCGTCAGGGTGGCCGTGGAGTTGGTGGCCGGGTCGACGCCGCCGTTGACCTTGCACTGAAGCAGCCACGCGCCGCCTTGCTTCGGGACGCTGAACGAGCACGTCCGGTCCGGGTTGGTGGTGACGGTCGGCAGGCTGCCGTTGTGCGCGTCGTCGGCGCTGGTGATCGTCCACAGCACGGCGTTGACGCCCGCCGTGGAGTCGAGGCGCGCCTTGATGCTGTACGAGCCGGCGGCGTCGTAGGCCAGCGCCGTGGCGTCCGCGAGGGCGACGCCTGCGGTGCCGTAGGTGGAGCCGCCGTCGGACGACAGCGCGAAGAGAGCCGAGGCCATGCGGGGGCGGTCCTTGGGGTCAGGGAAAGGTCAGGCGCGCGGCGACAGGGCGGCGCGTCGTGGGGTCAGGAGAAGCCGGCGAACTTCTGGGCAAGCGAGGCGAGGTAGCCAGCGGTCACGGACTGCGCGGTCACCGTCGAGTCGTTGAGGGCGCGCTCGAACGCCTTGGCCAGGCGCACCATGAGCATCGGCCGCGCGCTGCCGTCCGGGGCCGAGAGGAGCGCGTAGCCGCCCCACGCCCGGTCCGGGTGCTGCCCCAGGCTGCCGCCGGAGGTGACCGTGACGTAACCGGACTGCGGACCGCCGCCCCACAGGTGGGCCTCAAAGCAGATCCACAGCTCCTCGACCAGCACGGCGAGGCTGCGCACGTCGCTGGCGCGGGTGCGCACCCGGCGCGTCGGCCCCACACTGGCATAGTGGTACGGCGTGCCGGCCGTTTGCCCGGTGGCGTCCTGGTTCTGGACGTGCCGGTTGAACGAGTCCGCGAGCGCGTTCGCCGTGAGGATCAGGTTGGGCACGCTGTCGTTGAGCAACAGCACGGTGTTGTCCGTGTCCGGCGCCAGCGATTCGGCCGTGGCGTGGACCTTGACCAGCGACCGTGTGCGGTGTTTTTCGTACAGGTCCGTCAGGCCGAACCGGTCCCAGCGCGACCCGGTGCCGCCGCCGTTGATCGCGGATTTCACCTCGTCCAGCGTCGTCGGCGGTTCAGCGCACCATCCGAAGTAGCCGTCCACGCTGCGGTTGGTCGTCGACAGGTCGTGCGACGAGGCGCGCGTGGCGTGGGCCTGGAGCACGCTGTAGACGTGCTCGTAATAGGCAATGGTGTCGGACAGCGTGGCGACGCTGCCGGCGGTCATGATGTTGGTGGCGTCGGCGCTGGAGTGCAGCGTGCCCGCCGTCACCGGGTCGGACAGCCGGACCCGGTGCGCGTTGTACTTGGCCACGATGTCGTTGAGCCGCGTGCCGATGCTGGCCGTGGTTGCGGTCACCGCTGCCGTCGACGCGAGCGCGTCCGTCGTCGCGTCCGCCACGGTCGCGTGGACCTTGTACTCGTTCATTCCCAGGTGCTCGTTGTACGCGAGCACCAGCGACGTGAGCAGCGTGGCGTGGTAGGCGAGTTCCCGGTGCCCTGCCGACTCGATGGCGGCGATGGCGGCGACGACCTGCGCGACCTGCTCATCCCGGACCGCGACCCGCGCCGGGGCGGTGTTGCCCGGAGTGAGGCGCGCCGGGAACGGCACGATCTTCGTGGGCACCGCCTGGTTGTTGTAGACGTCCACGGCCAGCGTCGCCCGGTCCGTGCCGAAGCCGACCTCGCGGGACAGCGTGCGGTAGACCCACGCGGCAGCGCCGCCGTTGGGCACGTCGGAGACCTGCGCGGTGACGCCGCCGTTGACCGTGAACGGCCCCTCCTCGTTGTCGATGGCCGCCGGGTCGCCGGACGCCGGCACCTCGCCGCCGTAGGACGGGACGAACCGGTAGACGGTCACCTCGCGGACCACGACGGAGAACAGCCCGTCCACGTCCGGTACGAAGGTCGCGCCGTTGCTGCCGTTGGACTTGAGGCGGATGTCCGCCAGCGTCAGGCCGAGGGCCTCATAGGTCGCCAGGGTCGGCAGCGCGGACGCCGTGGGGGCGGACAGCAGGTAATAGCGCAGGTCCGCCGTGACGCTCGGCTCCCCGACCGGGAGCACGGTCACGGTCGCACCGATGGCGGCGACCTCCGGGGTGACGGTGACGCTGGTGACGGCCATGGTCAGATCTGCCGCAGGGTCGAGATGGCGAGGGTGACGCTGGGCCGGTAGATGAAGACGCCGGTGGCGGCGCTGGTGCTGTTGTCGTCCCCGGTGACGGTAACGAGGTAGCCGTACCCGGCAGCGACGGTGTGGCCCGCGCCGAAGGTGACCTCGACGCGGTGATAAAGTTTGTAGGCCGCGATATTCGCAGGCGCATCGGCCACCGTGGACCCGACGATGGCCAGCGTGTCCGTGGCGAGGTCTTGCCGGTAGAGGCCGACTGTCGGGAAGACCGCCGGGAGCGACCCGCCTGCGGCTTTCTTGAGGCCGACCTTGAGGCTGGTGATGGTGCATCCGACCGGCAGCGAGACCCAGAAGTTCAGGGCCGGCGACCCGGTGGTGTCGACCTGCTGGACGCGCTCGATGCTCTCCTGGAACGCGATGGGCGTGGTCGTCTTGTCGTACACCGGCATGACCGGCGGCACGACGTCCGTGAGCGTGCGCCCCGGGATGCCCGGGAAACCGGTGCCGCCGAAGTTGGTCACGTCGGCGTCCGGCTCGAACCGGCCGACCCCTGACCCGCTGATGATGAGGTCGAAGGCGCCGAGGTCCACCGTGGCGGCGGCCGTCAACGCGCTGGTGCCGCTGCGGGCGATGCGGTCGGCTTGCGCGTCGTCCAGCGCGTTGACCTCGCTGGCGTAGAGAATCTCGCCCTGGACCTTGGGGACGCTGAAGACTTTGGCGGGGGGCATCGTGTCGTGGTCCTGTCAGAGCGCGGTGAGGGAGAGGTACGAGACCCCGAGGATGAAGCCGCCGCCGGACTGGCCCGGGGCGAGCTGCGAGACGGTGGCGCTCATCCACGCGGGCAGCATGGAATCGAGCAGCCGGAACGCGCGGTCGCGCGCCGCGGTCACCAGCGCCGGGTCGGTGCCGGCCGGGGGCTGGAACAGGATGGCGATGTGGCACAGGCCGCTGCGCCACGGGTAGGTGGGCGAGTAGCGCCCGGGGAACTCCGCATCGTGGAACGCATCCGGGAGCGCCGCCTGTGCCGTGGGCCAGTACGCCGTGACGGTGCCGGCTGGGGCCTTGCC